AATGGGATTCTCTGTTTTCTTTACGCTCACACCCATTGTGCGAATGACATCCAAATCAAGATGTCCGTCATTTGCGAAGTAGATTGGCATTTCTTTCACCTTTGCTGCTTGTTATACTTTAGCATACAATGCGAGCTACGCCTTGAATACTCGTATTTGTCGTAATTAGACAACCATTTGTCGGTATATATACGGGATCAATAAAATTTGCTCCTATATTACTGATATCAGAATCAACAACTTGCATTGGAGTCTGTTGAGCACAACCAGCTAGAAAGATCAAGATTATGATTCTAAACATTTAAGACTATCCCATTAACATGACTGAAAAAGTCATGAGCCAAACAATGAAAGAAATCAGTAAAATCCCAAGGAAGGTTCCTTTTGGAGGTCTATCTTCTCCTGATAGATGAGTTCTATATCCTACTATACCAGCCGAGATTAAGATAGCTGCTGCTGACATTATGAAAGGAATAAGAAAGATTTCCATTGTTTGGCCCCCGCCATTGATTTATAAAGCGATTTGTTTTCTGTTGTTCGGACCTTCTTTAATAGGACGACTCAAGTTGATCCGACTTCCAGCTTCTTGTCCTTTGTTCAAAGCATTTCCATCTGCTCTTATTCCAACACTCTTTGTTTTTCTCAACATAAGATGTGGAAGCATTTCTCTCATTCCAGCTTCAATAATAGCATCTTTCTTTACGATAAGATCAGTTCCTGTGCTGTCTTGCACAACTTTGCGCGCATTGATCAATTCAATGAGTTTCTTGTTCACAGTTTCTGAAATACCTGCCATGAAAGACCAATATTCAGTGTGACGAGAAACTCCTTTTCGTGGTGGATGATTATTGACATAATCTTTCCATTCACGATTCATCGTATCATGAACAAGTTTCAAAAGAAACTCATACATCTCAACGTCACCATTAAATCCAAAAGCATTAGAAGTTGATTTTTCACCATTCCACCAAGTGGTCACACCACAAAATCTTCCAATTGTTTTGCTGCACCATTTAGCACAAGGATGCTGAGTCTTAATTCCATACTTGAATTCGCCAGCTCTCATATCTCTCTTAGCTTGGGCAATATCAAGATCTTTTTCTGACAGATCATGTTCTGCCATAAGAGCATCTGCTTTCAGCAATGCTGCAAGAGCTTCACCTTCAGTTGCTCCTCTTTCAGGGATCATGGACCGCAACTTTAGGATTTTTTCTTTGATTTTATTCATGTCTGGCATTTTTCACCTACAATAAAAGTTTATATAGACCATAGTAACCTGCGAGTAGGCAAATGAAAACCGTTATTTGTCGTGCTCTTTACGCGCGTGAGCGCATAATTATAATGTCAGATTAATATTCATTCAATGACATCCCATCTTTATCAACGATATAGACTCCAAACCATTCTGCTCCATCCATAATTTCTAGACAGTGAATATTCTCATAAACCCAAGAATAGAAATTCCTATTAACAATCCACTCATACCGAAATTTAAATTCGGTTCTTTTTTCTTTATTAAAGAGTGACCATCTTTCTTGTGCAGCTATGGGAACTTTTGCTCCCATAGCCTCACGACATTTATCACGGAGTTGCTCATGATTCATGATTGAAGCAATTCTCTATCTCTCTTCTTTTGTTTATTCTGCATCATTTTAATCTCAGATCGCAGATTTTTAAACTCACATCGTTCCAACTGTCTTCGAACTTGACGACTATTTGGATTGTTCATTTGAGGAATCTTAGATAGATGTTCCATCTTTTTTGCCTCAAGAACATGAGCTCTTTTTTCACCTGCCCTTGCTGGTTCATCATGAATGAACTTCAAGCCCCAATTATTCTGAATCAGTTTCTCTGATTCAGTCATTTCAACAGAAATCTCTTTTTTAACTTTCTTAACTCTTTTACCTTTTCGAGTAAAGAGTTTTTTAGTTTTTTCCCAGAGTTTCATTAGAAAAGATCTCCTTGTTGTGGTTCCATATCATCAGGATCTCTAAAGCTAAGAAACACCGGGAACCTCGGTGCATCTTTAACGCCGACTTCAAAGTATTTGTATTTCACAATCTTTCCAATTAATTCATCTTTTTTCTGCCATAGCTCTGTTCGTTGGACAGCATTGAATCCTGTGCCGATTCTGACAAACTCACTCCGCCATTTTTTGTCCAACTTTACCTCTATCGCTCCAAGTGTGTTCTTGCCTATCAAATTTTCTTTATGCCCAGAATGTTCTTTATATCCTTGAGAATTTATCATTGCTGGATTTGCATTGTGCCTCTCTTCATGGACATCAACTATGATGCCTTCTGCATCTACAAATCTTTTCAGTTTTATGAGTTCTCCTTTATTGGGTGTTCCACGTCCTCTTTTGTAAAGAGCATCACGTCTCCGAAGTATCACACCTTCATGACCTTCATTCAATAATCTCGTCTCATAATAATTTAGCATTTCCATATCAGAAACTAATATTGTTTGAACAACTTGAACCCAATCAGGGAAGTCGTCCATTCTCTGTAAAAGTTGAGAATATCTCTCATCATAATTATGATGTTTGTCATTCCATATGTCAAAAACATGGAGAGTTGCATGTTTAATATCTTCACTCTCAAAGCTCATTACAGCCGAACTTGTTCTTCTGTAACAATCCTCCGCAGTTTTATCCCCGACGATTATCTCAGCATCTAGACCAAAAAGTTTATCCTTATGATTTCGAACAATGGACTGCAATTTATAATTGCGAACAGGTTTCAAACTTCTTGTGTAAAGATATCCATCATCACCAACAAGAACACGAATTCCATCTAGCTTTGGTTGAGCCCAGAAAGGAAACATGCTTTCGTTTATCTCACACCATTTACTTGCAAGCATTGGTTTCATCCGAAAGTGCTCCTCATTGACTGCAAGATTGAAGTTTCTTCTTCGGGTGTTAAATCGAGAGTTTCAAACAAAGTTTTCCCTTTATCTGGATCAGCTTCAGCTTGCTGCTTTGTCACTTGTTCTCCGAACAAAACAAGGCTGCTTTGAAAACAACAATGGTTTGAGACTGACCAAGGTATCATCCAGATTTTACTCAACATGATTGATACCCACAAGATTATAATTATCGTCGAGTTGACCATCGAGATAATGTTTTCCTTCTACACATCGTAGATAAAAACCTTTCTTGCCAACTTTAACTCTGTATTTTCCAGGGTTCATGCAAGTGAAGCCTCCATCTACAAGAATTTCTAATCCAGGTTTAAGCTCTTCGAATTTCACCATTATATCCTCAATAGTTATCACGATCCTAACGTCACACGAAAGCTGCAAAATTTCTGCTAAACACCGTTTAACTTGCTTTAATTTACAGTTTGACGTGTAGCCTGACCACAATTACTTGTCCGTAGGCGTCCGGAGCGCGTCCGTGGTGCGCCTGGACGTGTTGCTGCCCCTACCATGCAGGGCCAACCATCCAGCGCGCTCTGAGGGCTTTAAAATGGCTCGTTATCTGGCTGATCAATGTCTAATTGTGCTGGTTCTTCCCAATCTAGTTCACCGTGTGAATCTTCCCATGCTTTTCTACACTGATCAAGTGTTCCGAAATCATAAAACATAGCACGACGAGCTTCACGTTTTGAATTTCCATATCCATCATCAACATTGACATTTATTCTTCTTCGAACTTTTGTTAGATGTGGACACATTCTGGATAGAAATCTACCCAAGGAAGTTTCGTTACCACGCCGATTCATTCTCCACAATTCCATGTATCTCACGAAATCAGCAGTGACAAGTTCTGTTTGGGCATAACGATCCCATTCAGCATCGCCTTCAAAAACTCTACCATCTTGTAGTTTTCTAAACCACCATTCTTCATTGTAATCCATAGACAGAAGTTTTTGCTCTTGCAGAGCATCTGTTTGTGGGACATTACGAACTTCAAAATCTGAAATATCAATAGATTGTAGATGGAACAATAGTGCTTCATATCCACTATTTTCCATTTGATGGTTTAAGGCAGAAAAGAATTTTGAATCTTGTTTTTTACCTTCTCCCATTTGAAGCATAAAATATCTTCGTTCGTCTCCGGTTGCACGGATAACGTGAACATCATTAGATGCCATAATCATATGGATAAAGTTTGGAGTGTCTTCTACATCATAACCTTTTTTCTCAATATTCAGTGTGTCTTCTGTGACGATTCTTTTGAGAACACTTTCATGTTGTTTGTCACCAGCAAAAAATGCTTCATCTGCAAAAAGACAAACACAATCTTGTAAGTGAGCATTGAAATTACCAACTAGGTGTTTCGCATTAGCGATATGCATAAAATGTCTGCCGAACAAACGACCAAAAGTTCTAGCGAACCAGCCTTTACCAGTTCCTTTTCCACCTCTAAGAACTATAGATACTTCACCTGCTGAAGCAGGTTGTTGAATTGCTCTAGCCATCCATTTGATTAAGTATTCATAATGAATCTCATTATTGTTACAAACATTTTCTTTCACATGTTGTAGATAAAGAGAACATTCTCCAGGGATAGCATCGTAAGCAAATCCACGCCATAGATTATAAACACCTTCTTTTTCAATGAGAGGCATAAATCTCATTGTATCATATTGTCTACGCATCGGGTGTTTGAGCCAGTAATCACCGAGTGACATAGTGACTGGAGCACCATCTTTAGTCGTTCCAACTTTTACTAACTTATTCATGTATCTTTGTTTGATACTATCAAAGCTAGACATCGTCAATTTTGTGCGGTTAAATGTCTGTCCATTGTGAAGTTTCAGATGATCATCAATCTCTTCGATCACTGCACATTTTCCGCCTATGTTACCAATAACAGCATGTCTATCATTCATCATAAGTAGATTTGGATCTTCACTATATTGCTTTGCTCTTGATATTTGTCTACGAGCATATCTATCTGCACCAGATTTCAATTCTAAAACAGATTGTGAGATCAACCATTCTGGATCTGTAAGTATCGAATAAATTACATGATCTGGAACATCACAACGAGCAAGACCACAGACACAATCAAAAACCCAAGCGGACCTAGAATTGTCTGAGGCTTTTGGCTGATCAGGATGATGCCCTTGGGCAATGATAATTTTAATTCTGTCTGGGACAGACCATTCATCCAATTCATTGAGATCTTGTATGCGATCAATATTACCAACATCAATATCAACATCTTTTATTTTTCCACCATCCATCATGGATCCGGAAACTTGAGTTCCAGCGGCTTTCTTAAAATCTGCAATATCATACACACAACTAGGATCGTATTCTAGAAGTGAAGCTTCAACTTCAACTCTACCTTTTTTACGTTTCTGTGGATTTGGAATATTTATTGTCCCAGGAAGGCGAGCAATACGATCTACGTTAAAGCAATGATCACCTCCGAAAACTTGTTCAAGACGTTTGTTATATAGCTCAAAATCTTCCCACTTTACTTCTGTTCCTTGGATAGGAAATGGTTCCTTGAGTTTCCAGAAGCCCCAATATCCATTACCTGAGAAAATAATTACTGTTGGTTTCTGAATTCCTTTTGGTAGATTAGTTGTTAGACGTGAAAGCATTATACTGCGATCATTTTCAAGACCCTCAGCATCTGGTGCATCACTATCAATATCAACATGCAACCACAGACCATTTTCAATATCTGTTTTACTTGGCTTTGAATTGATATCTAATCTTGGTTCGTTGACTAGAAAATAGATATTACGAATACCATTCTCTTGTTCAACAAAAGTATATGCAGATTGTTCATCTGTAAAAGTTTTAAATGTAACTTGTTTACGATCAGGAGCAATTGCTCCTAGTGTCCATGGTCCTCCCGGTTTAAAAAGTTTTAGAAATTCTATTGATTTTTGGCTATTGCCTTTCATTTCACCAGAACCTTATAGTTTGAGAGTTTTTTGAGTTAGTGAAATTAGAAATTGGCAAAGTTCTCTTTCTGGTAAAGATCTTTCGAAAACTTTCAATGACCAGTGATACATTTGAGGTCTTGTCATATTGTCCCATAGATTATTTTCCTTTATGTCTCTACCAGAGAAAAAGAACCAAGAGTTACTAACTTTCACACAAACTAAAGCAAGCCCTCCTGCTCTTTCTCTACGATAAAGCCAGACTTGCTGTTCTTTACTCAATGGATGAGGAAATTTCACTGGTCTGATATCACATCCTTTGGGCCATAATTTCATGGCTTTACATTCAATCCATCCACCAATGAAATTGATATCAGGGATACCAATACCAGTCATAGGAGATTCAATCGAACAAGCGTCTAATAAAGACAGCCTCTTGACTAAAACTCCCTTCATACTATTCTCTGACATGAAGGTTTCCGAGTGCTAGTGCCAGCCTTTAATTTACCCTAGCACCAGTTCAGCCACAAGTCTAACTTGTCTCTATAATCGGTTTGACTGGTCCGCGCTTTTGATTTTGATATTTTCCTTCATAACCATTAGTATCCTCATCTATGAAGTGAAAAATAATCTGAGCAATTGGCATTCCACGTTTTATAACCAAAGAATTATTTCCATGGTTAGTGAGTTCTAGTGTTAGAAAACCAGACCATCCAGGTTCAATAACAGTATTCTGACATGCAAGTCCAAGACGAGCCCAAGTAGATTTATCATGAACAATTCCGAGAACATCTTTTGGCATTGTGAAATGTTCTATCGTGCTTGCCAACATGAATTGATTTGGAAGTAATTCTACTGTATTACATTTACCTTCATTATCAAATTCAACTCTTACATCATAGCCAGCAGGACCACAACCGAATGTAAGACCTTCGTGTCTGGTTCTACCATAGAAAGGTTTAATTATTTGAAGTTGTTGAATAGTCCTACCACTAAGAATCATTTCTTGTCTCCATGAAGAATTTTAAAAGCCATGTAAACACAACGAACTTGCTGTTTCGCATCTTCTAGTGCATTATGGTGTTCTCCTTTACGTGTGATCAACTTAGTATCCAAACTCGCAGCATTGTAAATAGTTCTTGTGTCACGAGTATTATAAAATCTCCACGGAACAGAGAGATCAACTAAATCAAAACTTGCTTCTAATAGAACTGGATCAAAGTTAGAACCTTGAGCCCAGACATATGTGACTTTAGTTTCACAAAAATATGTCTTCACTTGGAGACACGCTTGCAGCAAATGAATTTGATTTTCTTCTAGAGCTTTTCTAGCTGCTCCACTTTGCTGAGCCCACCATTTTTCTGTTCCTTCATTTATAGTAGCACCGAGAGCAATCTGACTATCTCTCTCAATATTACAATAAAATTCTTTTCCGAATCCTGGAGTCCTTGGGTCAAATTGAACTAAACCAATTGAACGAAGAGCAGAACCCGGCTTTGTTCCCCATGTTTCTAAATCAAGCATTACATGTCTCATTAGATCAACCCTTTATCAAAAGCAATTTGTTCTGGTAAAGAAACAACCCAATCATGTTCATCCCATTCATGTTGAGATTTTGGTATCCATATGAGATTTTCTTGATCTTCAGAGAATTTGAAACCCCTTGCTAATTCTGTTTCAGCATGAAGTGTGGCATCTAAATCTACTATTTTCATTTCGGTCTCCTATATGTAGCTAGAGTTTGCCATAGTCTATTGTTATGAAGTCTTGGAAAAACTTGAGTTTCAAATCCATTATCAATCATCATTTGATTTAGATCTTTTGCTTTTTGTAGATCAAATCCATTTATATGAATTTCTAAAGCTATTTGCTCCAAATCAGGATATGCTTCAATAAATGTTTTCATGAATTCATATTCAGCACCTTCACAATCCACTTTTGCAGCATTGATAACAGGATGATACTCTTTTAATTGTGACACAGACATCATATCAATTGGTATTTCAATTCTTCCTCTCCTTTCTGTCGTGCTAGAATTTCCAGGATTTTTACCACTTTTCGCAAGATACAATTTCTCTGGACCACTATACTCAGAGTGCAGAGCAACATTATGCAGAGTAAATGGATTTTCCACATTTTCATTAGAAAAGTATGAGACGTTGAGTTTCAACATTTGAAAATTATTTACTTCTGGCTCTAGACAAATAACATGAGAAGGATTTCTTTCTAACGCCCAACAAGAGAAAGCTCCTATATTTGCTCCAACATCAAGAACAACTTTGTTTTCTACTTCTAGCTTACCATAGCTTCTATTGATTTCTTTCATTACATAATGATCAAATGTATCAGATCTTCCATACATGGGATGAGAAAATCCTTTTGCATACATTTCAACGATATCACGTTGTTCAAACTCTCCATCAACTAAGACACCATATTTCATTTGATCCATCTTTCTACTTTGATCATGCCCCTTGCTATACGGAGCGCCTCTTGCTGTATTTCAATTTCGACATCAGGTTCTTCTTTGATACCGTAGTATCCATGGTCAACTCTGAAATAAGAATTCCTGAAATCGACTTTCAGCTTGTGTCGTGTAGTCAGTCTTTCAAGAACCAACATCTTGTTCAAATACAAAGTCGTGTCATTGAGCCAGTATTCATAACGAGTATATTTCAAATCACTGAACTTGACTGTTACCTCGACGCTCATTTCACACCCATGATCTCGCCCCATGATTGGCCAACTTCTGTATCAACTTTAAAAGGAACCCAGAGTTTTCCTGGATATGTATCCCTGATACAATCTCTCATGATATCACCAACTGTTTTAGCTTCTGTGACATCAGCATAACTGCCATCCGTTTCATCATGAACTTGCAGTTGTAGAAAATGACCAGCTCTATCAATTTCACATATAGCTAATTTAGTTTGATCTGCAGAGGATCCTTGAATAATTCTATTCAATGCTTTATGCGTATAATCGAAAGTTCCATCATCTCTAGTTTCAAAGTTCAAACGTCTTCCTAAGATTGTGTTTACAAAACCACGAGCTTCTGCTCTTTTAGTTGCTGCCCTAGCAAGTTCTCGAACATAAGGAACTTCTTTATCAAAATTATCGAGAATTAGCTGTGCTTCTTCTCCAGCCATTTCTCGAACAAAGCCTTTCTGAATTTCAAATTTATATTGCATCGCATCATGCTGAGTTTTGAAAAACTCAATTCGTTTGTCTGAACCCCATCCATAACTCACAGCCCATCTTGTAGGCTTACTCAAATCACGAGCAAGTTTAGGTCCACCCTCACCATAGCAAAGTCCAAGGAAAATATTCTTCGAATAACCACGATGAACTTTATATGATCCTTTTGGGTCATTCAAATACCATTGATCTACTTGAGAATCACCATAAACTAGCCTAGTCATCATATCATGGTTATCAGTATCAGGATTATTCTGATATCTTTCAGCAGCTTCTCTTGCTCTTGGTAGATCTAAGACTGCTGCAAAGTGTGTCGTCCAACGAGGTTCTTGTTGAGAATAGTCATTAACTCCCCACAATGCTCCTTCTTCTGGTATGAAAATCTTACGCCATTCTCCAGCGATTTCAGGATCTCTGTCTGGACTTGGTTGTTGTTGTAGATTAGGATCAATCGCAGAAAGTCTGCCATAACGCACACCCTTCTGTTCACCACTCTCTGTTTCAGCAGCAATTTGTCTGAAAGAACAATGAATTCTTCCATTGACTGCATATTTTCTAATACTCTCAGCAAAAGTAGTTCTAAGTTTGTTGACTTTTCGTGCCCTTAGAATAGCTTCACATACAGGATGATTATTACTGCCCAAAAGGAACCTATCAATCTGTGGAGCTCCTGTCGCAGTTTTTTGTAGACGCATCCCTATTGCCTGTAGTGCTGGAGCAAGAGCTACGGCTTTCCAGACTTCTCCAAATCCAATATGAATACCAGTTTCTCTACGAATGTAATCAAGTGCTTTTGTTTCTTCTTTGATAGACCACTCTTCAATCTGAGATAGTTTATCAAAATCAATTCTAACGCCACGTCTTCTCATACGAACAAGAACTGGTAAAGTCCTTGTTTCTAAATCCCAGATTTGTTGTAGATTAAGTTTCTGAATTTCTTTTTCTTGCTTGCGTAGAATTTCTAATGGAGATGTAACATCTTGTTCTCCATAAGCACCTACATATCTCGCAGGAAGTCTCCACAATCCTTTCTTTGGATCGAGACCGTAAGATTCTGCAGCTTCCAAAAGTGTGGATTCATCTTTAGCTTCGATACCGCATCTTTGTCCAATATTTGCAAGAGAATAGGATCTGTGGAGTTCATAGATGAGAGGGTCTGCAATTTGAATGTCACGGAACTTCGCATCATGGTGCCAATCAAATCCATCGTTATATCCATAATCAACATCATAGGCGAGGTTGGCTCCCACGAACTCTCCATCAAAGTTTTTAATTTGTTCTCTAAGATAACCGAGAACGCCCTCGATAGGTAAGTTGTCGCCTCCTTCGTGGCGGAATGGAAGATAATGTTTTGGTCCTCCCTCAATAGCGAATCCCCATCCAACTGTATATCCGTCTCGTAGGGCTCCGCTTCCAAGATTATTTGCGATTGAAGGATCTCTGGTTTCTGCATCTATTGCTATCCTTTTTGCACCTTTCCAAGATGGAAGATCTGATAAAGAAGGTGGTTCCCATTTAGACTCTGGAGTGAAAAACCCAAGCTGAAGAGATCCACCACTATTAGGGTCTGTTTTCTTACGAGCGACCATCAACCAATGCCTTTCTCGGCTGTTTAATTTTCCCTACATTGATTTCTCTCATTTTTCTCTCCATCTTCATTATAACCAAACGGGTTCTTCATACCTTCTATTGTTCTACTATCAATACAATCATCAGAGGCGAAATCCATATTTTTCCTTCTTGGACGTCCACAACCACATGGACAAGCACCGAATGTTTTATATGCGAGTTCTGTGGACGCGTTGGATGCAAGTGCTTGGGTAGTGGTGCCGCCAGCACGTCCGGGGAGGCCTGTTTTTTGGTCCAGGGATGCACTTGTTTGTGCGGCAGGCGTAACCATGCCAGCAGCATCAGCTTGTGCCTCCTGCGTCCTCTGAGCGTTCCTAATAAGTTTGTCTAAATTTTCTTTTGCAAGTTCAAGCATCCTGATATGACAAGGACCACTGAGAATCTCAATAATAGAACGCTCTAATCCATTTAGTTTGAGAGTTTCTATTAAACGATCTGTGCATACACCAGTCGTATATGCACTTGGAGGATTAAAAGTATATGTTGGTCTATCTTTAAGAGTTGCTATCATTTTATCAATATAAGTCATAGCTTTCTTAAGATCAACTATACCATTTTTCTTTTTCCAACGAGAAACATACTTTGTGCAATTTGCTGGCAGATAATGAATCTTACAATCAATGACCCAATCCCAATGTTGATAGTCTGCTTGGTAATGATCACCACCTTCTTGGGCTACATAAGATACTTTGTCTTTACAAATACACATTCGTTTATCATAACCACAGAAATCACAATTAGAGTTTCCCATCACACATCTCCTAAATCAGGAAGCATTGACCAATCATATTTCAAAGACTCCCAATAAACATCTAGAACTATAGGTTCTAATTTTGCAGAATTATTTGTGACATATTTATGAATACGTTCAAGCATGACTTCGAAGTTACGATTTCCTAGCATTATTTGATCACGACAAAATAGTGCTAATTCAAAAATATCAAGAGAATGAAACCATGCTTGCTCATTCTTACTTAATTCTCCAATATAATCATACTCTAAAGTATCAAGCATTATTGATTGTTCAATCTTGTCAAGTATTTCTCTATCTATTATACCAAACCATTTTACAGGAGCAGGAATATCACCTGTCAAACGTTCTGGTGCATCATGTTCGAGAATAGCCCATATGAGAGAGTTTGGTGCTGATGTCCAAAGAATTCTAAGCATAGACAACATATTATAGACATGAATGCCGACATTATATTCACCAATTACAGGCATAGTGTGGCAACGACGAACTGCACCTGCTTCTCTCATAAATTTTATTTTCTGAGTAATTGTTTCTACATGAGGATATGTTTTCATTTAATTCTACGCCCCAACCATTCTCTACAAGCTCTACGCCAATCAGGCGAACTTATTTGATCAGCAAAAGAAATTGCTTTCTCTTTGAAATTTGGATTTTCTCTATCTTTCCAAGCATTCCAAGATTGCAACATTGGAACTGCTGTCTTTTTAAAGAACTTATCTTTAAGTCCGATAGTTGGACCAACTTCCATAAACATTTGCAGATCTTGAAACCATTGTTCAATTGAAGTATTAACGATTGGTTCGCTTTGAACTTCATTTAAACAATATGGATCATGTCCTGGACAATTATGAACGACTTCACCATGTTTATCAAGTATATTTTCATAAGCGTGAAAGTTCGTGCTAACTTGCCAATAACCTCCAATAGGAACGCCCACCCATGCAGCCATCACTTCTTGCAATACTGAGAAGTGAACAGCATTTGCTCCATAAGCACCCCAGATCATATCATTACTGCGATTGAATACAGACATGTCTAGTTTACCATAAGGATTAATACGAAATGTGCAGATCAAGTTACAAGGAAAGTCTTTGCCTTCCATTCCGAGATCACAAGTTGCATCCCACATTTGAAGCACAACACGACGATCATCAGGATTTTTACGAAGTAGATTAGCGATAGTCTCGAGTTGATCAAGAACTCCGACTTCTTCTTTTATTCCATTTCTTGTAAGCTCAACAATATTGAAATGATTACGCCAACGATAGCCATAGGCTCCATGAAAATTGACACCATCATCAGTATAATTCATAATGTTACTTGCAAAACGAGAAGGGAACTCTACATCACGACGACCAGAAAGCATCCACAAACTTTCCATAAAATGGAAATAAGGATTAGCATCACGTTCTGGATAAAATAAAACTCTATTTTCTGGATGTTTATAGTGAGTTGTGACTGGACCAGGAAAAACTAGAACTGAACCATTTCTTGAATCACGCCTCACACCTTCTTCTTTAAGGGCTTGCAACCCAAGGAGGAGAGCTTCATTCACATTCTGTGCTGTTATAACTTTCATACCAAAACTCCAAAATGTCTGAACATAATTTCTTCATATTTCTCATGTGTCTTTGGATCTATTTCACCAACGACTGTTTCAATGTTTCCATATGCAAGATCGATCAATCTTTGTGCTACAGATTTACGATCAAACATTGGAAGAACTTCACGTGCATAGTCACGATAATGTTGAGCATGAATTAGATTATCACTACCTGCTTCAAGAATAATGTCTGCATAATCTTGTGCATCTCTTGCAGGATCTAAGTCAACATAGTGTTTTCCAGCTTGGAAAAGTTCTTCACCCATATGCTTCTTATGAGCTACTGGAATTACACAATGAATCATGGCATCAACAATCACACGATTCCAATGTCCACCAAGTTTGCCATATTTCTTTGACCAAGATGGATCAACAAGGACACGAGCCATTGATAGCCATTCTTCTACTTCATTCGTGTTCCAATATTCATGATGAATCATGCCATTTTCAATAGCAGAATCCCAGATACGTCTTGTATGAAATGGTTTTTCTGGATTATCATGATAATATGCTTCTTTGCATTTATTCTCAGAAGTCATATACTGATATTCAATTCCTTTGCCAGCTATTTCTCTTAATTCACCACGTTGAAGAGGTGGCATATAAGAGATAGCTTCAATCAATTCATGAACACGTTTCCATGCTTTGAAAGTTTGCATAGATACAAAACCTTCATGCTTATCATACCAAGCAGTAATTTCTCTAATCGGTTGATATTGTGGATTTAGTATCATTGCGCGAGGAACTGGCACTTTAGAAGCTCCATTCATTGCAGCAGAATGAACACAAGCTAGACCAGTCAAATGCTCTGCAATGTGATAAATATGTGGATAACCTTGTGGACAGTTACCATCATGAATAAAAGCGATCTGTTTTACTCTTGGTTCGAGAGCATAGAGCTCAGGCCATTTATCATTTCCAAGATGTTGCTGATTTTTAGGAACAACTGGAACTGTCCAGATCACTATATCAAATTCATTTAGAATTTGTTTTGCACTATTCACACCAGCAAATGTCTTATAGGCAATTCTGTTTCTGTTTGGGAAATTCCAACCTTTTCCTTGATCAAAAGGAATCCCACTTGGACCACGTTCAAAGTCACCTATTTTATTTTGACTTCCAGCATTATCAGCATAGACCATTTCAAATAAAGTGACGCTATGACCCAAATCAACAAGGCCACCAATTAATTGTTCTGTATGATTGATAATGCCTCCAAGGTCCATGCAAGCATGGAAGGCGATGCATATTTTCATGGAAATCTCCCGGTTATGTATTAAGTAAGCATAAAGCTAGGACAATTAAAAAGACAACTAACTTTTTGTCCTTTTTGTAAACAAGAGAAAGATTGCTATGAAAGGAGTGAAACCAGACATTATAAATAAGATGATTGCAACGAGCGGATTCATCTTAGGTTTTCTTCCTTTTTTAATTTCATTATCATACCATGTTAAAAGTAACCAATAACAAAGAAACCACCAAATAAGAAATAGAGCATAGTTAGGAAGCATGATATCTACTCCTAGGTC